GCGACACAAAATAAAATGAAAATAATCGATTTAGGTTCTTCGTTATGACAAGTTATATAAAATTATTGAGTGCGATTGACACATTTTGTCAGCAACACTTACAAGTTAAAAAAAATGCGGGAGAGTTTAGGGAGCAAATGCCTAACTTTAGTACGATGGACGAAAAATATCCGTTAGTATTTTACGTGCCTATTAGTCAAACGATGGGAGAATTTACTAATATCTTTTCGTTAGACATTTATTGTGTCGACATCATACAGAAAGACCGTGCAAATATCAATACTATTTTAAGCGACACGAACTTAATTTTAAATGACTTATATTTGTACTTTAGTCAGGGGTCGGATTTAAGTATCGATGCGCAAGTACCGACATTAATACCGGTTAATAACTTTGATTTAGATTATGTAGCGGGTTGGCAAATGAGCATTACTTTTGAAGTAGACCAATATTGTGTTGAAGATATACCATTTGAAATAGGAGATTAAACATGGCAAGTTTTAAAGTTAAGTACGCTACACGAAATAAGTTAGCGAGAGCATTACAGCAAGAAATTAAAAATTTAGGTTTAGTAGATACATGGGCTTTGTATAATTCGGTTAGAATTTCTGCAATGACCGGAGACGAATTGAATACTATTAACATGACTATTAACGCCATGTTTTACTATTTGTTTTTAGATGAGGGAACTGAAAGAGATGGTATTCAAATGATACCGCCTTATTCGATAACTGATAGTTGGTTAAGACGAAGCGATGTAAAGGATATCATTAAAGAAGTTACACAAGAGTACATAGCATGGCAGTTTGAAAAATACCCACTTTTAGAGATGGCTAAAATTCTTAACAATCCAAAAGTTAGTATTAAGTTTAATTGGATAGATAGCCCTTACCCGAACTTGCCAACAGCACCGCAAACACCGTTTTAAATTCCGTAGGTTTGCTTCATTGAAAGCATATTAAAAACTAAAATAATAGGTAGGTCAGTTAGTTGGTCTACCTTTGTTAAATCCCCACCGCTCAAATCGTAGATTAAACGCTCCCAACTAAACTTCGATAGTTTCTTTTCTTCCTCTTCGGCCTTAATATCTTCGGGGTCGAGTTCTAACTCTTCGGACTCATCGCTTTCTATTATCGGATTAAATAGATTCTCATACACTTTTAAGAAGTTGTCTCTAAATTCCACGAACTTAACCACCGCACCAAAGCAATCATTGATAAGAACGTTGCTAAACATATTTTTTCTTTCTTCTAAATCAAACTTTAAAGGCTCAAAAACACGGTTACCCCATTTATCATGATTAGAATATCGGTATAATATGCTTAAAATCTTGTCAAAGTTTTTAGCCTCGTCCTCAAATAGGTAGTTTAAGTCTATAAATTCCCCAAGTGTAAACCAATCCTTAAAATATAAACTCTTTATTTGCGGTTTGTGTGTTTTATTAGGTGGTAACTTTACCCAATAATACTGTTTTAACAACTTGTTAAAGTCGGATAAGTCCATTTCTTGCAGTTCCTCGATGTCGATGTCCATTAAAATAGACAGCCTTTCGAGTTCTAAATCAAATGGAGAATCAAAGGAGATTGTTTCCAACCCCCTTAACTCCATGAAAGTTTCTACCGTGACATTATTCCACATTTTCACTCTCGATTTTTTCAATTTCTTTAGTCATTTTCTTTGCAACGTGCCAAATGATAGGAAGAGCAAACGATGCTTTTTGGTCACTAAATAAAGTTGTCTTGTGTTTGATGTGTGCGGGTTCGTAATGTTCTTTGTCTGTTAAGTCAACACGCTTGTATAATACGGCCACCATTTCAGCGATGTACGAATTAGGGTTTTTAGAAATTAACTTTTCAATTGATTTCAAATCCTTAACCGATACTTTAAATTCGTCTTTGTAAGCCTCGTAAGTGTACCCGTCAATCTCAATAGTTCTTTGAATTTCCAAATCTTTACTTTCGCTATCGTTAAAAAGACGGATTACTTCTTTAAACTCATCGAACTCTAAATTGTTAATTTCATTTTCTTCAGCTCCCAAGTAAATAAAAATCTGATACCATTTTTCGATTGGTTCGTTTTCACTTCTTAAAATCTCGTTCACTTTCGAGAACTGTTTTACAGTCAATTCGCTTGACTTGTTAGGGATTTCATTCTTTCCAATTGTTATCATATATAAAATTTTTAACAAATATACAAATTTTGAACAAATTATTTTGCATTAACATTATTGTTATGGATAAATTGCCTACTTATAAGATTACTATTGACCCTGAATATAGCGAAGGGGAGGATTTAGGGATTGACATGATAGCTTTTACAGCAAGACCGGCCGTTAAAGTTAAAGGGGTAGCGTTTAATTCACATGATAAATTGTTCTTTGCAGACGAAGTTAAAATGCGCATCGTTGCACCGGCTATGATTCCAATGGAAATCTACCGAAATGACGAGGGCGAAGAGTATTACGTTTCTTTTACAGTCGAAGAGATTGAAAAGATACACGCTAAATTCATGGCTAATTTATCAAACAAAGATATTTTTAACATTGAGCATAACGCTGAAAACAAAGTACCGGCTTATGTTTTAGAATCTTGGACAGTTCAAGACCCTGAAAACGATAAGTCTAAAGCATACGGTATCGATGTACCAAAAGGCACGTTAATGCTTACAGCACAAGTGACAGACGAAGACTTTTACAACGAGCTTGTTAAAAGCAACCAAGTAGGTTTCTCAATCGAAGGATTTTTAGGTATGAAATTGAACGACCAAAATACGCAATTAAATAATCAATATAGTATGAAGTTACCTGATGGAGAGCATCTAATCGAAGGCAAAATCTACGTTGTTAAAGACGGAGCGATTGTTGAGGTTATGGACGCACCGACCGAAGAGGTCGTAATGGAAACTGAAGTAGTTGAGGAAGAAGTAAGCGAAGAAGTTGAAATGGCAACAGAGGAAGAAGTAGTAGAAGAAGAGGTAGCGACTGAAGAAGTTGCAATGGCTATCGACCCTACGGCTGACGCTGAAGCAATTTTGGCTATCGTTACGCCTTTGATTGACGAAAAAGTAAACGAATTATTGCAAGTAATTGCAGAATTAAAAAATTCTTTAGAGGTGGAAGTTGAGCCTATCGAAGAGGAATTAAAAGAAACTAAATTAACAGCTCACGGTAAATTTTCAGCGTACAGAAACGCTTTTTTAAACAAATAAAAAATGGAAAGAAATCTTAAATTTGACTTGGACATCGAAACAAACGCTTTGTTGTGTCCTAACCCGAATGAGTTTTACGGTCGTTCTTACATCAGCGAGGACATCGTAGACAACTACCGCACATTGCCGGGCATTAAATCTGCTACTAAATTAGCTTCGGTTACTTTTGGTAACATTTTACAACCGTCTACTTGTAACTTTACAGCACCAACTGACTCATTAGACGCAGTAGATGTTGATGTTTGTGCTTTATCTGCAATGGCTCAATTATGCCAATTCGATTTAGAGCAATCATTTTTAGCTTTACAAATGGCACAAGGTTCTAACGGAGACTTTACAGTTGCTTCTTTCATGAACTTCTATTGGGCTGAAATGGCTAAACAAATCCAAGAGTCTATCGAGTACATTCGTTGGCAAGGTGACACAGCAAGCGAAGACGATACTTTGGCTTTGTGTGACGGTTACATCAAAAAAATGAAAGCTGATACAGCAATCATCGACGTAGCAAAAGCTACTATCACTTCTTCAAATGTTATCGCTGAAATCGTAAAAGTAATCAATGCTTTGCCTTCTACAGTTTCTCGTAAAAAAGCAGACTTACGTTTGTACGTTGCTTCGAATGTAGCTAACGCTTTGGAATTGGCTACTGCTTCAGGTAACACTCAAACATATATCACTACTCCATTAGCTTTGACTTTCTTAGGTATCAAAGTTGTTGTAGCTGAAGGTATGCCAAACAACCACATGGTTGCTACTGTTAAATCGAATATGATTTTCGCATTCGATGGCGAAGGAGACGGAAAAGCGTTGAAAGCAGTTAACTTGAATGATACAGTTGCAGAGCCTTACTTACGTACTCGTGCTAACTTGAAAGTTGGTTTCACTTATGTTAACCCAACAGAAATCGTTCTTTATTCATAAGAATATATATTAACTTAAAAAACGGGAGGGCGGTTAATTCTTCCCTCCTTTTTTTATAAAATTTTAAATCATGAGTTGTACAACACTTACAGCAATTACAAAAGGTTGCGATAATAACATAGGGGGGATTACTGCTATCTACATTAACGACATGGAGAACGTAAGCATTCCAACAGTTGATTTAACGAATTATATGATAGATGCTCAAACGGCTACGCCTTCTTACGAGACTTTCGAGTTCCGTAGAAACACGGGTAACTTTACAGAGGAAACATCAGTAGATTTTGCTAACGGTTCTACATTCGTTACAGCTACAATTACTTTAATGTTCCACCGTAGAGAGGCTTCTAAATCTAAAGCGATTAAAATCCTTTCTGAAGGACAGAGAGATTTAGCTATCATTGTTAAAGATGCTAACGGTAAATATTGGTATTTCCCATACGCTCAACTTTCAGCTACTGCCGAAGGTTCAGGAACTGCAAAAGCAGACGGGTCTAAATACTCTGTAACTTTCATTGCAGAAAACGAGAATTTAGCGTACGAAGTTGACCCCGCTATTATTGGTGGTTTGATTTCTTAATCTTACTTTGTAAATGTAAAGGGGGTGCTTTAATTAGTCCCCCTTTTTTTGTGAACTTTTTTTAAAGTTTAACATTATAGTTATGATATACATTGAAAAAGATATACTTAATACAATTGTATTGACACTAACAGAAAGCTCTACACTTTCTAATCCTTATTATGTTTTCGAGTTCGAGAATGAGTTTAATACAGCGACAGAGCCTATATATTTTTATGCTCCGGACTTGTCAACTTCAAAAACACGTTACAATAAATTCGAATTAGCTGAAGGAGTAGACGCCACTTTTGTTATAGGCCAATACAAATATAAAGTATTCGAGAGTGCAACCGTTCCCAATTTAAGTTTACCAAATCCCGTTAGCGGTTTGAATGAAATAGAAGAGGGTAGAATGGTTGTCGATGGTGTCTTAACTAATTCAATTTACGAATGAAAATTTTAGGTTTTAACATTGGAAAAGAAGATGCGGTAACGGTTGAGAGTAACCAATACCAATCCTTTTCAAGTCCATTTATGCGAGTAGGAGAGGGCAACCTTTCACTTCCTTACGTAAATGCAAGACAACAAGTAAGCGGGTACATTAGATTTGGAGTAGATAACCTCTACCCTCAACTAATTAACCAACTTTATTACACATCGCCCTTACATGGTGCTATTGTAGATTTCAAAACTAACGCTACTATTGGTGGGGGTTATGAAATTAAAACTAATTCAAGCATTACAGCGATTGAAAAGGTAGATGTTTACGCTTTTGAAAAGAGAATAGATTTAGAAAACCTACTCGATAAGATAACAAAAGACGACATTCTACACAATAGAGTTTACTTTAGACTTACTTTTAACTCGAATAATGATTTAGTTCGTGTTAATCATATCGGAGCTGAAAAGATACGTACATCAAAAGATAGAAACACCTACTTTATTTGCGAGGATTGGACATCACAAATAGACATTGAGACGATTTACCCTTACGATAGAAAAGTATTCCAAAGAGAGTGCTTATATGTTTACGAAAAGAATTGCGTAGGGCAAGATGTCTATCCTTTGCCAAGTTATACGAGCGCATTTAATTGGGCTTTTTTAGATGGCGAAATGTCTTACCTACAAAAGTCTAATATCTTAAACGCTATATTCCCTTCTTTTGCTTTTATGTTCCCTAAAAAGCCACAAAGCGAAGAGGAAAAGGCGAACTTAAAGAAAACAATCGAGAGCGGTAAAGGTGCAAGAAATGGCGGTAAAGTATTAAGTTTCTTTGCTAACAATGCAGACCAACTTCCAAAGATTGAAGCGATACCAACAAACAATAACGACAACTTATTCCAAGTAACTACCGAAAGCATTGACAGTAAAATCTGTCAGGCTCACACAATCGACCCTATATTAATGGGTATTCGTGTAAGTGGAAAACTTGGTAGCGGTTCGGACATTAAACAGTCTTATATTATTTTTGAAAAGAATGTAATCTACCCACAACGTAGAAAAATTGAAAAGATAGTTAACGACTTGTTTAAAATTGCTAAAATAAAAGCGACTTTCACTTTAAATAACTACCAAATTGTTAATGAAACAATCGTAGAGTTAGAGGGTAGCGGTAAGAAAACTACTGACGCTCTTAATTCAATGAGTCCATTGGTTGCTACTAAAGTACTTGAGGCCATGACAGAAAACGAGGTACGAGCATTGGCAAGTTTACCGCCGGTAGATGGTGGCGACAAGACGAGAACACAAATCGCAAGTGAAACAATAACTACTACAACTACTGTATAATGAATTATTTTATAACGGAAGCGTATTTAAAGAATCAAACACCGATAACAGCGAATGTCGATGTAAAAGATGTAACTCCTTACATACGTACACAAAGCGACCTACGAGTTCAACCCATTTTAGGGACTTATTTTTATAAGTATTTACTCGCAAAGTACAACGCTGAAACATTAACAACAGATGAGGAAGCTCTTGTAGAGTTTATTAAACCAATTGTAGCGTGGCGTTCTGCTGAAGATGCGGTTTTCGGTTTGTCTTACCAACTTAAAAACAAAGGTTTGCAAGTTCAAAACGGGGACTATTCAAATTCGGTTACACAAAGTGAGGTTTCTTTTGCACAAGACCACTACGCACAAAAAGCTTCATTTTACGAGTCACGTTTGATTAACTTCTTGAAAGCGAATAAGGATTTATATCCGGAATTTACAAGCCACTTGAATACAGATAGCGACATAAAACCGATTAGACACCAAGAGAACGGATTTAACGACAGTATTTTGTTTATATGAAGTCATTTGTTGCTACCTACTATACTTACTTTATACAAGCTATTATAATTTTCTTTGCACCAATAAAGGGAATTATAATACTTGTGGCTTTATCGACTATTTTAGACACTTGCTTTGGTATATGGAAAGCAAAAAAACTAAAAGAGAAAGTAAATTCTAAAACTTTTAGACATGGATTCGTTCCTAAAGTTATGAGTTACGTAGGTGCAACTATGTTAGTATATGCTTCGGATTACTTTATTGTAAACGAACTTACAAAAATGGCGGTTTCTGTTGAGTTCTTATTCACTAAGTTAATCGCACTTGTGTT